GCTGCAACCGTATTACCGTTAGGTAATGGATTTGATGTAGGTACATCAACAGTTAATATTAGACAATGGGATGGTATTGTACCAGGTGCAAGTCAAACTTGGGTACCCATTCAAACAAGTAGAGGATAATAATGTTTTTTGGAGGTAGTTCATTTGCTAGTTCACCATTCGGCGATCCAGGTGGAGTAAGTATTGCTTTTGCCGTTAATGGAGTAGGTTTAAATATTGCAAGTGAAGGTCAAGGTATTTTATTTTCTGCATTTAACCAAGCACAACTTTCAACTGCACAATCTAAATTTGGTGTATCTTCTTTATTATTAGATGGCACAAATGATTATGTAGAGTCTACTTCAGATGTAGATTTAAGTTCAGGTGATTTTACAATTGATTTATGGATTAGACCAAACAGTGTAACAGGTTATAAAGGTATTTGGCAATCAGGAACAAGTACAACAGAACAATCATACCTATTAGGTAGCACAGTTTATTGGACTGTAAATCCATCAACAATCATAAGTAGTTCAGTTACTGTTAATGCAAATGAATGGACTATGTTGTCTTATGAAAGACAAGGAAACACTCACAGAATATATAAAAACGGAACTTTAGCAGATACAGCTACCACAGCTAATAAACAAGATAGTGGTCCATTTAGTATTGGTGAAAATGGTTTTGGTGATTTCAATGGTTATATTGATGAGTTAAGAGTTTCAACTGTTGCAAGATATACAGGATCAAGTTTTACAGAACCAACTAGTGCATTTACTCCAGATGCCTTAACAAGTGTATTACTTCATTTTGATGGAGCAAATGGTTCAACTACTATTACAAACTCTGCATTTAGTGGTACAGTTGTTATTGGAAAAGCAAGAATATTACCAGACGGTAGTGGCTATGAAGTTACTATCGGAAATATCACAGTTAAGATAGGTAAAACAGTTATTGTATCAGGTAATCAAATAAACCTTGCAACTAACACCATAGATGTGATATCATGGAACCCAATAATTCCAGGTGCAACTGGTGTATGGATTCCAATAGATCCAGATAACCCATAGGAGAAAAATGGCTAGTACGTATTCGAGTGATTTAAAATTAGAGTTAATGACCACAGGTGAAAAGTCTGGTACTTGGGGTACTATTACTAACACCAACTTACAACAATTAGAACAAGCAGTATCAGGATACATTGCAATAGATGTTGGCTCAGCAGATGTAGCATTAGCCTTATCTAATGGTGCTGTATCTAATGGTAAAAATTTATACTTTAAACTTACAGGAACTTTAACAGCAAATAGAACGGTGACGATGCCAGACTCTGCTGAGAGAGTTTTTATCGTTGAAGATGCAACAGATAGATCTGCATCTTTATTTACTTTAACCGTTAAAACAGTTTCAGGAACAGGTGTTGTAATACCAATAGCATCAACAAATTTATTATATTCAGATGGAACTAATATTTCTTTAGGTATTAGACATAAAGGATATGTAACTCCCGGAGCAACTTATACAACAGTTAATGGTGATCAAGTTTTAGTAGATACATCAGGAGGAGGAATTGGTGCACCAGTTACAATTAATTTACCAGCATCTCCATCAGTTGGTGATGAAGTTCATTTTATAGATACAGGTAATAACCTTGCATCAAACAATTTAACAATAGGTAGAAATAGTTCTAATATTTTAGGATCTGCTTCTGATTTAGTAGTATCTACAAACACAGCAGCATTTACATTAGTCTATGTTAATGCAACAAGAGGCTGGGTCTACAAAGATAACATATAGGAGCTAACATATGGCTCTAATTGATTTTAAATTCTTGCCAGGAATAGATAAGCAAGATACATCCGCTGGCGCAGAAAATCGTTGGGTTGATTCTGATAATGTACGATTTAGATATGGACTACCAGAAAAAGTTGGTGGCTGGTCATCACTCATTACTGATACAATTGTTGGAGTTGCAAGACGTGAATTTGCATTTGTAGACTTAGCTGGAAATAGATATGTTGCAATAGGAACAGATAAATTTTTACTTATTTATTTTGAAGGTCAATTGTATGACATTACACCTTTAAAAGCGACACTGTCTTCTGCAACAATTGCAACAACAGATACATCTCCAATTTGTGAAATAACAACTGGAAGTAATCATAATTTATCAGCGGGTGATATTGTATTAATTGATAATGTAACTTTACCGGGAGGTACAGGTTATGTAGATTCTGATTTTGAAAACAAATTATTTCAAGTAACTTCTGTTACATCAACAACCGTATTTACAATTACACAAAGTACAGCTGCAACAGGAACAGTTGCAACCGGTGGAAGTATAGATGTTAAACCTTATGAAGTAGTAGGTCCTGCAGAACAATCATATGGTTATGGTTGGGGTATTGATACTTGGGGTACAGGTGGATGGGGCGAAGCTGCTTCAGCATCAGACGTGAGTCTGGAACCAGGCCTCTGGAGTTTAAGTAACTTTGGTCAAGTATTAGTTGCAACAATTGCTAATGGTAAAACATTTACATGGAATGCAGGAGACGCTGCAAGACTTACAACTAGAGCATCAACAACTACATCAGGATTTCAAACTACAAATAATCCAACTGCAACCAGAGTAACGTTAGTATCTCCTACAACTAGACACTTAATTCATTTAGGAACAGAAACTATTATTGGTGATACGACAACTCAAGATGATATGTTTATAAGATTTTCAGATCAAGAAGATATAAATGATTACACCCCTACTGCAATTAATTCTGCAGGTTCACAAAGATTACAAGATGGTACAAAAATAGTTGGATCATTAAAAGCAAAAGAAACCATTCTAGTTTGGACTGATAATGCACTCTATACAATGAAATTTGTAGGAGCTCCTTTTACATTTGGATTTGAACAAGTAGGGACTAACTGTGGATTAATTGGTAAGAATGCAGCTGTTGAAATAGATGGTGTTGCTTTTTGGATGTCTGCAAATGGATTCTTTATGTTTGATGGTACTGTTAAATCATTACCATGTTCTGTGGAAGATTATGTTTATGATCAAGCAGATACTACAAAAGGTCAACAGATATATGCAGGTTTAAATAATTTATATACAGAAGTTGTTTGGTATTATCCATCACAAGGTTCTGATTATAATAATCAATATGTAATATTTAATTATGGTGAAGCTATGAAAGGTGGTGTTTGGTATACAGGAACAGAGGCTAGAACAACATGGATTGATGCAACTGTGTATCCTAATCCAATTGCAACTAAATTTAATAGCACTGCTACGGGAAATTTTCCAACAATAGTCGGAGAATCTGGACTTGGACAAACTACATTATTTGAACATGAAGTTGGTACCGATCAAGTTAATCCAGACGGTAGTACAACAATAGTTACATCATTTATAAAATCATTTGATTTTGATTTACAACAAAGACAACAAGGTGCCACGGGTCAGGCAACAGGGCCTACTATATCAGGTGAAGTATTTTTAGCAGTTAGACGTTTTGTCCCTGATTTTAAAGATTTACAAGGTAATTGTAAAGTTACCTTAGCAGTTAAAAGATACCCTCAACAATCAGATACTACAACGAGTTTGAGTCCCTTTACAATTACAGCAACTACTGATAAAAAGGATACAAGAGCCAGAGGAAGGTTTGTTAATATCAAAATAGAAAATGATGATATTAGTGAGTCTTGGAGATTTGGTACATTTAAAATAGATATTCAACCAGATGGTAGAAGATAATGATATACGATAGAAGATTCGGATTACCACAAAGTTCAGTTGATTATTTAAATCAACCTTTACCAGATATATCTGGAATATTTTCATTACCACAATATCAAGCAGTGGTTCCTAGTGAAGAAATAGAAGAATCTTTAACACCAACAGGATTAACTCCGGAACAATTAAGTTTATTATATCCACAATATAATTTAGATAGAGGAGGAGATGGACCAAGAGGTGGAGGAGCTTTTGGTAATTTAGATTTAAGTACGGCTAAACAATTTAATATAGGTGGTAATATTGTTACTGGTTATAAAAATTTAAATACAGGTTTATATCAAGATATTTCAGGAAAAAATTTACAAAACATAGGTGGTAATACTATTTATGGCGGAATATTAGATGCGTTAAGTGAAAAAATGGGCTTTAAAAGAAATCAACCAACGTATCCAGGTTTACTAGATATGGTGAGTCCTAAAGCATTATTTAAAAATCCTTACCTAGCAAAAAGTTTCTTTGATAGACAAGATGTTGCAAAACAACAAAAAATTCAAGATGAAATTGCTGCATATAATTTTGCTAAGATAGATAAAGTAAGAGCTGATAGACCAGGCGGTGGAGATTTTGGAGCTAGTCGTAGAGGTGATTCAGATATAAGTGATAGTCAAAGAGGTGGTTTTGCCACTGATGATACAGCAGGGTTTTTCTAATGGCAAAAGTAGTAGTAAGAATACCAGAACCAAAAGAAGAATATGATGTCTCTAACCAGAAACAAATTAATAGAGCAATTGCTTTAGTAGTAGAACAATTG